TAACCCACTCTGGTATCTAGCAAGGTTCGAATCCTTGCGTGGGTATACCCAGAATAAAATTAAATGGAATAGAGGTTTAATCCTTCTCACGCAAATTAGTATATAGCTTGTTGGTCTACTGGGTGACTAGCTAGCAAAACAGACTGAAATATTTTAGAAACGAGGAACTCCTTAAAATCTTTCTGTAAAACATTCTAAAGCGAATTATCAGTCGTTCGTGATTATGCAAGGCGCTACTTTCCTTGTGGGAATTCAATGCTTGGGTCGTGCGCCTGCCCATTTTGTGGAAACACAAAAAAGCCCCTGCACACGCAAGGACCTAAGATATATATAAATGACATTTATATTATATCATAAAGGAGCTGTGAAGTAGTGGGAAAATTGAGTAATTCACAATTAAAAGCACTTGATGAGCTATTGTTTGATTATGTGAGCATTGACCATAAAATTGCTGTGAGAAAGCTAGAAATCAGTGACGTTCCAAATACAGACGAAAACGTGGGTGGTGGACGTTCTAACATTGTGTCTAAGCCGACTGAGAATTTAGTTGCTAAATGGGATAGTGATCAGCGTCTAAATAGTCTGTACGCGCAGAAAAATGCAGTAGAAAATACGTTGAATATGTTAGACGATGATATGAAACGCATTTTCTGGCTACGTTGGGCAAGAGGTAGTGTGAATACCTGGGACGCCATTGCTGGTAAAATGCACATGTCAATCAAGACAATTTACCGAAAACGTCAACGAATTTTAGAAATTTTTGCTGATTTTTATGGTTTTTCGTAAAAGTGACAAAAAACACGGTATTTTTGTCACCTAAAATGCGTTATTATGGTATCATCAAGATTTGAAAATAAAGACGAGATTTCTTGAGATTTTAGAGTTATGTTGTTTCGAATGGGTCCGCAACAGGTCAGGTCACAATGGCTAGAGTTGAAAATAAATGGCAAAGGGTTAAACATCTTGTGACAGATGCCTAAAAAACGATACACAATCCAGGTTGAGTGTATCACTGTTTGTCTGTGCAACCTTTTGGACGAACTGTTGGAATATAGTACAAATAGTTAGTACAGCTAGATTTTATGCTAGAGATGCGGGTGCAACTCCCGCTATTCCTCTAACAGTCACACGTTTGTGTGGCTTTTTATTTTAGATTGGAGGTGATGAAAAATCACTAAGTTAACGTTGAAACAACAGAGATTTGCTGATGAGTACATCATCTCTGGAAATGCTTATCAATCGGCTATAACGGCTGGTTATTCAGAAAATTACGCTAAAGGCAATGTAGTAAAATTGTTGGAAAATGTGAGTGTGAAATCTTACATTGATGAAAAACTAGCAGAGTTGCAATCTCAAAAAGTAGCCGACCAACAAGAAGTCATGGAATACCTGACAGCTGTTATGCGTGGTGAAAAGACTGAACCATTGCTTGTTTTAGACGGTGAGGGTACACAAAAAGTCGTTAACGCTGTTCCGCCAGTTCAAGCGCGTACTAAGGCAGCTGAATTGCTCGGCAAGCGTTATAGGTTATTTACTGATAAAGTTGAATTAGACGCAACTGTTGAGCAGGTGGTGTTTGAAGATGACATCAGTTAAGCTTTCAAGTTTGATACCACCAAAGTTTCACAGTGTGTGGCGCGCTAGTCTCAATCAACGTATTTTACACGTTGTGTGTGAGGGCGGACGTGGTTCTGGTAAGTCATCAGATGTTGCACATATTATTATTCAGCTTATTATGCGCTATGCAGTGAATGCTGTGTGTATACGTAAAACGGATAACACACTTGAGCAGTCAGTCTATGAACAGCTTAAGTGGGCAATCAGCGAGCAACATGTGGCACACTTATTTAAGTTTAACAAGTCACCGCTGCGAATTACTTATCTTCCTCGTGGTAATTATATTGTGTTCCGTGGTGCACAGTACCCTGAACGTATCAAGTCACTGAAAGATAGTCAGTTTCCATTTGCGATTGGTTGGATTGAAGAATTAGCTGAGTTTAAAACTGAAGATGAAGTCAAGACGATTACTAACTCACTTTTACGTGGTGAGCTTGGTAGTGGTCTTTTTTATAAATTTTTCTACACATACAACCCGCCGAAACGAAAACAAAGCTGGGTTAATAAGAAATATGGCACACAGTTTCAACCAGCGAATACATTCGTTCACCATTCGACTTATCTCGATAATCCTTACATTGCTAAAGAGTTTGTCGAGGAAGCTGAAGCGACTAAAGCAAGGGATGAACGACGTTATCGTTGGGAATATTTAGGCGAGGCTATCGGTTCTGGTGTCGTTCCGTTTGATAATTTACGTTTTAAAACAATACCAGACGAGTTGATAGCTAACTTTGACAATATTCGTAACGGTCTTGACTTTGGTTATGCTACTGACCCTTTAGCATTCGTTCGTTGGCATTATGACAAGAAACACAATGGCATTTATGCAATTGATGAATATTACGGTCAGAAAATCAGCAATCGTCAAGCTGCTAACTGGATTAAATCAAGAGGTTATCAGTCAGACCGAATCGGCGCAGATAGTGCTGAACCAAAAAGTATTGCTGAACTGCATGGTGATTTCAATCTGCCGAATGTGTATGGCGTTAAAAAAGGTCCTGATTCAGTTGAATTTGGTGAGCGCTGGCTTGATGATTTAGATTTTATTTGCATTGACCCAAAACGTACACCGAATATTGCACGAGAATTTGAAAACATTGACTATCAAGTCGACCGTGACGGTAACCCTAAGCCAAGACTAGAGGATAAGGATAACCACACGATTGACGCGACAAGATATGCGTTTGCTGACGACATGAGAGCAAACAGCAACACGAAAGAAAAGACTAAGAAAGCAAGTTATTTATTTTGAGGGGGTGACACATGGTAAAATTCCTGTCTAAAACTAGGTTCAACCCAGGCAGTAACGACCAAATTATCATGCTGACTGAGGATTATGAAAGCATTGATTTTGTGTCTCAAAAATGGATTGAACAGTTAAAACGATACATCAACACACACAAGCTACAAGTTCGTCGTTTGAAAGAACTTAAACGTTATTATTTGGGTAATAACAATATCAAGTATCGTCCTGATAAAACAGACGAGTTTGCGGCTGATAATCGTATTTCAAGTGATTTTGCAAAATACATCACAGTATTTGAACAAGGATATATGCTTGGTAATCCTGTTAAGTACACAAACGAAGATAAAACGTTGCAAGAATTGATTGATACGTTTTCTGAGCAGACAAACGAAGCTTATCACAACATCTTGATTAAGACTGACTTGTCTATTTATGGGCGTGCTTATGAGTTGCTAAATCCAGAAGAAGATGAAAACGGTAATGTCGTTTTAAAGCTGTATCATTTAGCACCAGAACAGACGTTTGTTATTTATGATGATACCTACCAACAAAAATCATTATTAGGTGTCAATTATTATGTAGTCAACTATGGTATGGGGCACCGTAAAACTGTTGTGCGTGTGTATTCAGATGATATGATTTATACGTATGTTGATGATAATCAAGATGAGTTCGGTCTTCATTTGGCTAGTGACCCAATAGAACACTATTTGAAAGGTGTTCCAATTAATGAATTTAAAAATAATGAGGATCGAACAGGTGCTTATGAATCTGTTCTTGATGATATTGATGCTTACGATTTGTCACAATCTGAATTGGCTAATTTCCAACAGAACAGCAACGATGCTATTCTGGTAATTACTGGTAATCCTTATACTGGTTCAGATGATAATGATTATCTTGAAGATGGTTGTGTCAATCCTAATGGTCGTTTAGGTGTAGCACTTGGATTTAAAAAAGCACAGATAGCTGTACTTGATGATAACCCTAATCCTGGTGGCTCACAACCAGATGCTAAATATTTAGTTAAACAATATGATTCGGCTGGTGCTGAAGCGTATAAGCAACGTTTGGTCAACGATATTTTACGTTTTACATTCACACCTGATATTCTTGATAACAACTTCAGTGGGATTCAGTCTGGTGAATCAATGAAGTACAAGCTTATGGCTAGTGACAACTACCGCAGCAAACAAGAGCGTTTGTTTAAAAAAGGGCTCATGCGACGTCTACGTTTAGCGGTCAATATTTGGAAGGTCAAAGGTAATGAAGCAACGAATTATCAGGCGATTAACCAAACAGCTGTTATCTTCAACCCTAACTTACCACAAAATGAAACTGAACTAGTAAATATTGCGAAGTCGTTGTATGGCATGGTTAGTGATCAAACAGTTTACGAGTTATTAGAGCAAGTGACTGGTATTGATGCAGAAGATGAAATGAAACGTCTTGAATCTGAAGAACCACAAGAACCAGAGCCAAGAATTGGTGAGGTGACTGCTGATGACGAAGAAGCACGATAATTATTGGCAAAAGCGCAGCAATGATATTATGCGTTATGTTGATAGTACGGACGTTGATATGTTTGTTGAATTGCAAAAGATTTACGCGTCAGAATCAGCACAGATTCAACGTGATTTATTTGCGTTCGTGACTAAATATGCTGATGATAACAAAATGAGCTACTCTGATGCTCTCCAACGTCTTAGAGGTGTTG